AAATAATGGGAATGGTAAATGGAACTCAAAATAATACAGCCCCTGCTGGAGAACAAAACCCTATGGAGACAGTTGGAAAAGTACCTCCAGGGGCTTCAGTCACAGATCCAACAGGAAATGGAGGCGGCAACATCGGAGTCGGCAATATTCCGATGCCAGGGGAAGCTGGTTTTGCTTCGCCAAATGATAAATCTTCAAACAGCAAACAAACGCAGTAAAGAGGGTGATTAGTGGCAATACAATATTCTATATCATATGATGATGGAGGTAACCCCTCGTTAGTAAAAAATACTATAGAGGGATCTAAACCAGTTATTAAATCATCATTTAATATTGGAGAGTATAAACCAACTAGAACTATACAGACTGATTTTAAAAATATAACAGAACAAAAAGCTGAAACAGTATATCAAAGTTTACAAAATTATATTTATCAAATTAATAATAACAGAGATGATTCATCATTAGAAGGTGGAACTGAACAGGGTAAGTTTCTTAGACAAAGTTTTCAAGCAGCAGCAGCTAGAGATGCTGATGGTAAAATTATAGGTGGTTCAACGTTAAAAGAAAAAACAAAAATGGCTGCAGTTAGTGCTTATTTAACTAGAGAACAACAACCTATTAAATCTTCAATTATAGAAAATATACCAGTTATAGGAAAACTTTATCAAATAATGGCACATGCAGGATCTCAATATGTAGATCCATATTATGATCCAGCTGATGATTATTATTACAGTAGTGGTTTTGGTATGTATGATGATAGTAGTAAAGCTATAGAAGCTAGAGATGATAGATTACAGAGTTCGGGTGGTGTTAAGATAGATGATGCATATACATATGGAAGTGACTATCAAGGTGATAGCAAACCATCTAATGTAGCAGAACAAATGAATCAAACAGCAGCTAGAGCAGCTATGACATCAAATGTAGCATATTCAGGTGGCGGAGGTGCTGATGGTAGAAGTGGTGGAGATCATGATGGAGGAGCATCAGCAGGTGCTCAGTCAGATGCAGCAGCAGGAATGGGAGGATATTAATGGCAGTAGATTATAGAGGACAACCAATAACACAACAGACAGCATTTACCACAACTGGTATGATGAATAGAAAACCTGAACCTGTTAAACCTTTAAAGATGCCAGCTATTAAAAAACCTGAACCTAAAGTTGTACAAAAAAATTTACCTGAAGAAAGATTACCACAAATTAATTTAGAAAATTTGAGAGATGATGATAAACGAATTTTAAATATTCATTTAACACCATCTCTTAAAAATGTATTCAACAGAATATTTGGACAGGATATTTTTCCTGAGTTTGGATTAAGTGAAAACACAGTAAGTATTCCAAAAAGTATTGTTGTTGATAGATTTGGATCATTGGATAATTTTCAAAAAATGATTCGAAGAGATGATAACAACGTGCCACCTAGTCAAGGTATAATGACTAGCCCACAAACTAATAAAACAGTTTAGAGCTACCCTTATCCATAAGGCACTCAACCCAATAGGTAAAAGTAATGGAACAAGAAAAAGAAACTCCTAAAGTTTCCGAAGAAAAAAAAGTTAAGATGCCACAAGCAAATCCTTATACTAAGGTTCGTGAAGATGACGATCCTGAAACAGAAGCATTTGCCAAAGGTGAATTAAGTAAATTTCATAGGGAGCAGAGGGAAAAAGCAGAAACAGCAACCGAACAGAAGGACACCGATGCATCTGAAGAGACTGCAGAAAAATCAGATAAAGAGGCTACTCCTATCGCTGAACGCCCTGTTAAAGCTGAAGATCGTGCTTT